ATTTCAGGGGGTCTCGGCCCCGATGGGGGGGCATCGTTTTTTGCCTTGTTTTTACGGGTCATCATCCGCACCCAAGGTCAAACTGCGTTTTCCGAACGTGACAAGCATGGCACAAGCTCTGGAGGTTGGACCATTCATTCCCGCCACCCTTGTGGATTGGCACGATGTGGTCGGTCTCGATGTCCACGATGCTGCCGCATCGTTCGCATCTTGGGTTGCATGCCTTGTGCAGCTGCGCCGTGCGCGTCCACTTGCCGCCACGCGCACGACCCCAGTCCTTGCCATGCATGGGCTTGCCTAGCCCACCGTCGAAACGCATGCGACGCATCTCTTCACCCCGCTTTCCAGAAGTGCTGCCATCAGCCGGTCATCGTCATCGAAACGCCAGGCAATGATCCATGGCGAATCGTCCTGCCTGCAAAGCACCATGGGAACGGTGCCGATTGCTGCGTCCGATGCCGCCTTGGTAAGCCAATGCGTCACCGTGCGCTGGGTGCATGCCTTCACAATGACGCCGTCCTGCATGACCGCGTTGCTGATGCCTGAGATCCCGCAGAAGTAGATGCCCTGCTTCTCAGATAGAAACACCTGTCTGGGATGCATTGCGACGCGTCGCGTCCACCATTCAAGGCCGCCTTGGTAACGCTTTACCTCGACGTGCAGGGCCGATTGATTCGGCGGTTCCGGCATCACGTCTGCGGTTGCCTTGCCGTGCCGCTGCGCTGACCGAATCCACTTCGTGCCGGTCAGGGCAGACATGACCAGCGCTGCTTCGAGCTCGCCGTTCTTGCCCTTCCGCCTGCTCTTTGCGCTCATTGCCTTGGCTCCCACGACTGTTGGGCCGGGTTGAACTGCTCGGGTGCGTCACGGTCCTGGCGAAGCGCCGTCAGTCCTCGGTAGTCGAATCCGAATCCTGCTCGAGCAAAGGCGCGCCGCGATTCCTCGTAGGCCTTCCAGGCGGCGATCTGCACCAGCACCGCGTCTTGGTACGCCTTGTGCGCGTCGTGCATGCGCTGCTTCAGCTCCTCGAACGACGGCGCTGGCGGTGCAGTCAAGCGGGAGCCACCGCCAGCGCCCTGGACCACGCGGTCCGTGTGTTCGTCACCTGGGTCGCTCATGCCGCCACCCTCCCGATCTTCAGGCGAAACGCAAGCACCGCCACGCGGTCCCGCACGTCGGGTCCGATGCCGTCGAGCTCGGCCTTGAGCACTTGGTACGGCGGGACGCCGCTGTCGCCCCACCGGTCGCAAAGGGAACCCCACCACCGGCGCCAGTCGCCGGGCGCGACGCCGAGCTCTCCCAGGACGCGGGTCACCACCCGCCGCTGGCACGTCGCCAGGTGCTCGGTGTCTCCGGGCGCCCATCGGCGGATGCGGCGCTCGGCCTCGGGATCGACCCCGTCGAACGGATGGTCGCCACCACCCTTCGCCGCCTTGGGCGGCGGGTGGTTAGTTGGTTGGTTAGTTAGTGAGTTAGGATCCCTGTCGCTCCCTGCTACACCACCTGTCGCTGGCAGCGACACCACCTGTCGCTCCCTGCGACACCCTGCTGTCGCTCCCTGCGACAGGTGAAGCACGTAATTCAACGACTTGCCCCAGCCCTGAGTCTGCACGACTTTCTTCTCGCGCAGGCTGTGGATGGCCCGGTTGACGGTGGTGCGGTGCAGTCGCGTCTTTGCCGCAAGCGCCGCTTGGGATGGGAAAATGCGCTTGCCGTAATCGGCCAAGGCAAGGAGGACCAGCAATTCCTCGGCGCTGAGACAAGGCGCCAAGCGCCATACGTCACTCGGTTGAGGGCTGGCCATCACAGCACCTCCGTGATGTCGTAGGCGTCCTCGCAGACCGGACCCTTTGGCCCGTCCCGCAGGATCAGTTCGACCGTCTTGCCCTGGAGCTCGTCATTCGACAGCGGCCTGAAGCTTGTGAACTCGCTGCCGTCCTCCAGGGCAACACGCCAGTACGACTTGCCGCTCTTCGCCACGTGCTCGGACACCGCGGCGCAAACGCCGGAGACCGTCCTCGTTGCCTTCTCCTGCGTCGGCGCCTTGGATGGGGCCGGAAGGCGTCTTGGCGCCTCGGACGCGTCCTGAGCCGTCGTAGGGCCGTTGTCGGGCATCTCCTCCGACAGGCTGCCCTCTGCGCCCACCAAGGCGGTCGCCCAGCCCATCACGCCCTTCAGGGCGCGGCCGGTTGCCCTGGTCGAGGCCATGCCCATCCTTGCAAAGTGCGGCTTCCTGCCCCAGCCGCGTTCGTCATCAAACACGGCGCTGATGCCGGTGGCCACGACCACGCCCTGGAGCATGACCGTCGCCACGGCCTCCCACCGGCCAGGGATGCCGTCCTCGGCAGGCACGTACCGGCACGTCGAGGTCCCCGTCGTGTAGCCCAGCGCCGTCGCCATGGCCTGGGCGCCCGCCACCTTCAGGTACTGCTTGCCGTCGATGCGGTCCATGTAGTGCTTCTGCACCACAGGCTTCACCGCGGCGATGGCCTCTTGGTTCCGCTTGACCAGTTCAGCGGGTTGCCACAACACAAGCGCCGTTTCGTTGGTTGCGTTCACTTGGCACCTCCCCGCGTTTCGAGGCGCTTGAGGTCGGCCATGCGCTCCTCGAGCAGCATCTCCAGCTGCGCTCGGACGGTGCGGCGGTTCTCCACCGCCATCTTGGCCACGTGCCTGTAAATGTCGTAGTCGATCCGAACCGGAATCGTGCCTGACGCAGACTGTCTCATCTCGCTACCCCTTGAGTAGGTAGCGCGGCGTCAATAACCGGTCCTGCCTATGCGTGTTCTGTAAAGCGAGAACTACGGACCTTGCAGATCATTGACCTTCGATGCACCGCGCTACGGATGCATCATATCGACCAGCGCCCGTAATCTCTGCATTTTTCGCTGGCGATTCTGCTCGGTGGTTCTGGCTTCGCAAGCCATCCGTAACCTGTGCACAGACCAAGCGTTATGGCGCCCCAATTTGATGCGCCAATCCCATCCGGCATGCGGGTCGCACGAAAGTTCCCACCGGCGAGGCTCCCAATCATCGTTGCGAACCATCCACCAGTCGCCCCGGCAGGCGTCAAGGCGGTCAATGGATTCCCGGATGCCCCGTGTCATGAAGCAAGTGTAGCATCACGGTATGTGGCTCGAACTCGCCGTGGGGTTGCTTGTGGCTTACTTCCTGATCCGAGATGCCGTGTGCGGCGGCATGCTCCGCGCCTGGAAGCTCAAGGAGCGACAGGACGCTAAGGCCGCCAAATCCGCGCCAGCAGCCTTGCCAGCCAACCCGGGGTCGCCGCGTCCAGCTGCGCCGCCCGCCGTCGGCAGCCCCCGCAAGTTTTGATGCCGACGGCGGTGGTCACCGCTTTTGCGAGTTCGCCCAATCCCTTGGGCTTTCGCCGCCGTCCGCACTTGACCTCCACCAACCGGCCAGCGGCGCTCACCTCAAAGCAGGCCGTCTTGGCTTCCCCCTTGTGCTCGTAGGACACCGTCAGCATGTCCTGGTCACCGTGATGGACGCTGGCGGTTGCCAAAGGGTCGGGATGCTGCCGATGTACGTCAGGCCGTCCGCGGCGCAAACGACGCCACCGCCCAGGGTGCATGGCGCAGTCGATCCGCCGGTTGGCGCCAGCGTGTTGACCGCAGGCGGGTACTCGCACCGCACCAGCCGGTACGTCCCCAGCGCCGTGTACTGGCCCGCACCGTTGCGACGCGAGTAGTAACAGACCCAGGTCCTGGTGAAGGTGAACGTCTGGTCGATGGATTGGCACGGGTCCGGTGGCCCGAAGTCATCGAAGAACTTGTAGGTGAAGCTGTCCGTGTAGGTGAACTCGACGCGAACGTAGCTTCGGCAGTCATTGGCGATGCCTGGCGGCACGGCGTTTGTCCAGAAGCACGTCGCGGGGTTCCAGTAGAGCTGCGAATACACCTCGGTGATGGTCACCGCGCCCGTCTGGATGTCCTCGACTGTCGCCGGGTCAGGCGGGTCTTGTTGCGGCAGGAACGGCGAATTGCAGCCAGCCCATTCGATGTTGTGCTTTCCGTCCGCATACGGGCCAGCCTGGTCCACCATGGCGTCGCACATGTCGCCCACTTCGCACACGCCAAGGGACAGGACGCTGACCGCCAAGGCCTTGCGCCGGTATTCGGTTCGTCCGCACGTTCCACGCATGCAGTCCAGCACGTGCGTTGACACCTGCAAGGCGCCCTTTCCTGCGCTGTCCGGAAGGATGTTGCCGACGCTCAGTTCGATGCGATACTGCGGCGCCGCGCACGGCGACACCGGGTCCGGGCATTCCGGGCACGGGATGGCGCCCGGCTCGGTGCTACCTCCGCAGCAGCATCGGCGCTTGCTCACTTCGCGTGCTTCCGGCACCACCAGAAGCCGAGCCAGGCACCGGCTGCCAGCACGACGGCGATCACGACCAGGGTGGAAGCGAAGTTACTTTCGGCGAGCATTGGCGACCTTCTTCGGGTTCTTGGTGCGGAACGTGGCGCCCAGGGAACAGCCTGCGGCGAATGCGGCGGTGACGTTGATGATCATCACCAGGATGAGGGTCTGCTCTGAGGTCATTGGAATGGCCTATTTCTTGAACCTGTACACCACGGCGACGGCGCAGCCCGCGATGACTGCGACGGAAATGAACTTGGCGGCGCCCCAGACGGGCGACTCGTCATCGGAAACGTATGCGAGGTTTTGGTGGACGGCGGCGGCGCTGTCCTCGATCTCGGCCAGCTCTGCCGTGGCGGCGTCCAGATGCTGCCTGGCGCGTACGGCCGCGCCGCGCACGTCGTTTGCCTCATGGGCAATCGTCGCCGTCGCGGAAGCGCATCCTGCCAGGACGAGGGATGGGAGCAGCCGCTTCATGAGTCGAAGAACACCTGGTAAGGCGTCACCGGCAACGGCGCAAAGGTCGGCAATTCGTCCTCCTGCGCTTGGGTGAGCTGGAAGGTGACTCTGATGTTGGCGTGGTAACGGTTGTCGCCTGGCTTGACGATGAAGTTGTCCTCGTCAACAACCGTCGGTATGGCGCCGATGCGGCTCAAGGTGACGCCTTCCACGGGCAGGACCATGACCTCGCCGTCCGTGTCGGTGCGTTCCTCGGCAAGCCCTGCGGCGATGAGGGCATCGTCGAGGTCGGACTCGGTAGTTGAGCGGAGTAGGTAATCCATGTCAGGTGGTCAGGGCTTGGAGTTGGGCGTTGGAAAGACGAGTCGGCCAGTACTTCAACACGCGAATACGCCCGCTGAAATAACCGGCAGGATTGGCAATCGATCCGCCAATCGTCAGTTTCGTCAAAGTTGTTGGCAGAATTCCAACGGTATCCGTGAGAACCGATGCTCCATTTGTAGAAGAGGCAAAATCGTTTGTTGCGTATGCCGCTGCAATTTTTTGCGCGTTGATTGTCGATCCGCTAAGCTGAGCCACAAACGCTCCGCTCGTATACACATTTAGCGCGGATCCACCACCCTCAAAAATCTGATCTGCCGTGCCGCTGGTTGGGAGAAACGTGTAAGTGCGACCGCTCGAATTGAGTCGAGATCCAACGTCAATGTAAATCGTGCCTGCGTTGGCATTGAATCCCATCGTGGTGAGGTTGAGCAATTGGCACTCATCCGCCGCCCTGTTCCCCGTGCTTGTGCCGGTCACAATGTAAGAGGAGGCTGCGGAACCTGTTTCCAGCTGTGCGCCGAAAATGTGCACTCCGTCGCCGCTGGTTTGCAGCCTGATACCGACATGCCCGGTAGATGTCGCGGTGATTTGATAGCGGGCCCAATTTGGCGTGATCGTCACCGTCGTCCACGTCGAGTTGTCCAATGTGAGCTGCACATTCCCGGTGCCGTTGACGCGCTTCAGCCAAATCGAAAACGTCCTCTGTGCTGACGATAGCCCGGCATTGTTCAGAAGTGTCCCGTTTGACGCACTTGCAAACAATGAAGGCGCCGTAAACGTGCCTTCTGGATCTTCAAATATCAGGGAGCCGAGCGTTGCGCTAGACGTGGTCCAGTTGTTTGAACCGCCGCTGCTCGCAAAGGTCTCCGAATGACAAATGAGGTTCGTCGCGCTGCCCTCGATCAGAAGTCCTCTTGGTGTACCGACATTTGTCGGGTCGTAATCAAATCTGGCCACGTTTGAGCCTGCTACGACTAGCAGACCGCTCGCATTGATGTAGGTGGCGCTGCTGCTTCGCGTGAACGTGAAACCGGCGGCAGTCAGGTCTGCCGTCGAGTTCATGGTCGTGAACGCAAGGTCCAGCGTCGCACCGTCGCCAAACGATCCGCGCCGCATCATCGAGCCCATCATGGGATTGCCTCTCCCGTCTGGAAGGTCAGGTTGCCGATCTGGAGGTTCTCGGTGGACGAGTTGTTGTCTGCCCAGATTTGCATCTCGCAGAACAGGAGCTCACCGAGCAGGAGCGTCTGCGCGCTGGTCCAGGCGAACGACGCCGTGCCTCCGGCAGCGCTGACCACGGTGCCGCTGACCGTCGCCAGGACGTAGTCGCCTGCCTTGATGCTGGCCTTCGGCGTGTAGCCGGTCCAATTGAAGTTGTTGGCGTTCAGGTCGTGGACGTGGATCGACACGTCCAGCGCAGCTCCTGGGCGCACGACGGTCGGTATCTCTGGCAGGGACGCAAACGTCAGCACGGCTAGCCCTCACTCTCGCAATGGATTGGGTTTGGCCTGTCGAAGTACGGGAACACGATGCCCTTCCTGTCGTAGACCACCCAGACGTGAACCTTTGCCGACAGCGGGGACAGCGGCCACGCACCGGCTGCGTACACGCTGCCGACGGGCCCGATGGACGATGTAGGGGCGCTCAGGTCGTTGCAGTCCGCAAGGCCCGCCACGTTGTGCCACTCGCGGATGTTGACCGCCTCGGTGTAGGTGAACCGGTCATCCGTCGGCTGGGCAATGCCGCCAGCCACGAACGGATCAGGCACCCAGAGCTTCAGCGAGTACCGCCACCGGTTGGTGGCGCCCGTCCAGGCAACGCATGATTCGATGGTGCAGAGCGCCTGGGCGATGACGGTTCCGCGCACCAGCTGGCGCTGCGCCCATTCGATCCCCTGTTTGTTGGTGCCGACGGACGATGCGGCCTCGGTCCATCCGTTGCAGACCACGCGGTTTGCCTTGCCGAAGAGCCCCTGCGAGAAGATGGGCCGCATGTACGTCATATGCGGGCAGGCCTCGCTTTGGTGAGCTCGTTGTAGACCTCGGTCGGCAGGATGCTGCTCCAGGTCACGAAGTCCGGGTACGGCTGGTACCAACCCACCTTGTCGGCCTGGAGGATCTGCTGCCCGGCGACCGTGATGCCTGGGATCAGGATCGGCGCGCCGGTGGCATTCGGGAGCGGCAGTTGCTGGAGGTGGTAGATGTTGTCGAACACCCAGACGTGCACCAGGCGCCAGCGTTCCTCCTCCAGCGTCGCCTGGCAGCCTCGGTACAGGAGGCTGCCCTTGACGAACCCGAAGATTGCGTCGGTGTTGCGCTTTCCCTGGGCCGACACGAACGTGGCGAACGACGGCTCGGTCGCGGTCGTGCTCGAGGCCGTGGTCCGGTCCCAGGTGTATTCGAGCTGGATCGTCTGCTGGGCGATCTCGCTCTGGCGTGGGTTGCCGTTCCAATCGACCTTCGTGCCACCCATGTCGGATGGCGGATACGTCGGTGAACCGTCCGTCGGGAGCGTTGTCCAGGTGCGGTACTGCTCGATGGTCCTGGCGCCAGCCGTCCTGGTCTGCCGGGCCATGTAGCCCTGGGACAGGAACCCCACTTCCATGGTGCTGTAGACGGCCGTCACGTTCCACGCGTATGGCATGGAACGCTCCGGCGTCAGCGTCACCGAGCGGCACACAAAGAGCTTCACCCACGCGTCGCTGTTGTGCAGGGCAGACAGGGGACGGTCGGACGGCTTGGGCACCAGCGCGTTTGCCAGGACGGTGCCGTCGCCGGGATACGGGTCCGGGTCCGTGGTCGCCACCCAGCGCAGGAGGTACTGGCACGTGACAGAGCTCTCTCCCTGGGGCTGGCCGAGGTTCCAGGTGCGCGAGTCCGGGCGCTCTGCAATGGTGACGGTTCCCATTACTGGCCTCCCTTGAGCGAGTTATTGATTTGCCGCAGATACTCGGTCTGGCGCTGGTCCTCAGTTCCCATCCCGCGGCCAGGGGCGCTTTGCTGCTGGTACACGTAATTATTTGGGTTGGTCAGTTCATCCGTCGTGGTCTTGAGTGCATCCACAATTGTGCCAAACCCGCCTTTCACGTCACCTCCAAGCAGCTGCTCAAGCCCAAATAGGCCAGTACCGGCGCCTTCCGTCAAAATGTCGAGCTGTGTTCCGTAGTTTGCTTTCGTCCTTGCAGTCGCACCCATTGACTGGTTGACCTGTTGGGCGTTGCGCTCAATGCGTGCAGCCTCTGACAGCTTCGCCGTCTGTTCGGCCTTAATCGCCTGCAATGATCCTGGCGTCAGAGCATTTGCGATTCTGACGTTTGCAGCGACGTTCGTCGCGTTTGCCTGGGCAGCTGCACCGGCTGCCGTCGCGCTGTATTTCCTTGTGATTGTGTCCAGTTCGGTGAACCGCTTGTCCACGGCCGAAACCACCGTGCGGAGCATGTCCATGCCCATCTGGGCCACGTTCAAGGCCGCCGAGATGGACGCAGCCGTCGCGGTGCGCCCGGCGGTCTTGTTCAGCTTCGCCAGCTCCGTGTTTGCAGCTGCGACGCCCTTCGTGACGCCACGTGGGTCGAACTCTGCCCAGATGACTGCCTTGAGCGCCTTGTCAGCCACGGAGGTCTCCTAGCAGCCAGGGCATGATCTCGGACGGCCTGCGGCCGGTGACCGCGCATGCGATGACGCCAAGGAGATGCTCCTGGCGTTCCTCGCATGTCATGTCCGATGCCAAGCCGATGTCCATGGTCATCCTCTGCTCGGGGCTTCCGATGCGCCAAGCTCTGCGCTCGGCGCGAGTGAAGGGTGGCGCGGTCTGTTGACCTCCGCAATCAGTTCTGCGGCCAGCTCGGCGTCGAGCTGGCCAACGTCGGCGCCGACGGCGAACAGCGGCGACCCATCCGGCATGCTCAGGCACCGGGTCCACCAGTAGGGGTTCGCGGCGGCGTCGCGGAGGTCGGCCAGGACCGGCCGCCGCACGACCACCGTGCCGAGGCCGTCGATTTCGACGGTCCTCGGCGCGGCAGGCGCGACCTTGGAGGGATCCAGGGGCATCAGGATGCCCGCTCGAACGTGAGCTCCCACGTGGCGGCACCGGTGCCGTCATCGGTGAGCGTGGCGCTGGTAATGATGATGTTCCACGACCCGTATGCCTGGCTGCCCTGGTCGGTGTACGTGAACGTCAGCGTTGCCGTCGTGGTGACGGCGTTGGCCAAGGTGGTCGGCAGGATGTGCGCCCGCAGGGCGTTGTCCACCGTGCTGTCCTGCCTGTAGAGGGTCAGCGACCCGCTCTGCCGAGCCCGGCCAGCGGCGCGCTTCTCGATGTAGTCGCCGAGCTGCGTCACGTCGAGGGAGGCGCGCTCCTGAGTGATGGTGACTGAACGGCAGGCGACTGCGCTGGTTCCGCTGAAGGCGACCGTACCGCCGTATCCCGCAATGAGTGCCATGGCTAGATTTCCTGTAGTTGGAGGTTGAGCGTGATGGTGCCGATGCGCTCAGCGTCCTGCTGGCCGTCATCTGGCGTTTCGGTTGACATGGCGACGGTGAAGCCCGTCATCACCAGGCTGAAGCCGTTGGACGTGCCGCCGGTCATGATGTACGTGCAGACATCGTCAACCATGGCGGCCACGTCGGCAACCGAGTCGGCGACGCAGACCACTTCGATGCTCGCGTTCCAGAGTTCCTTGAACGCAGGAAACGTCCCGCTGTACTTCATGCATTGCACCAGTTCGCAGCTCTGCACCTCGAACACGATGCATGGCGTGGCCTGCGTCGCCTGGCGGATGCCGACGAATACCGGGTAGTTGCCGGAGTCCACCGCGCCGTAGCAGGCCTTTAGTGCGTTGGTGAACGACATTTCAGACCTTCAGGACGGACTTCGCCGCCGCAAGGGTTTCCAGGACGATGGCGTCGCCGATCTTCCCGATGTTCGAGGTGGCGAACGTCGTGCTGATCCGGCGGCCAGCCACGCGGCCTCCGGCGTGGTGGTTGAACCCATTTTCCAGCAGGTGCCAGACGCGCTGGCGGCGCCCTGCCCTGGCGCCGCCCTTGCGGCCGTAGTAGACGCCCATCCGCAAGCTCAGGGGTGCCGTCGGCCCGGACCCGTTGCGCCTGATGTCCAAAAGGGTCGCCGAGGCGATGGCGCGCCGATGCGTCGGCTTGCCGCGGAAGGCCGCGTTGCGCCAAAGGGACCGCAGCGTCTTCAGGAACGGCGTCATGGCGCGGCGGGCGCCCGTCTTGCGGACCCGCTCGTTCATCTGCGGCGAAAGGCCTTTCAGCACGGCCCGCAGCCTGGCATCGTCCACCTTGACCTTGACGATGTTGCTCACGGCACCACCTCCACGGCCTCGATCTCCAGCCGCCGTCGGCGCTGGTCGCGGTCCCAGCAGGCCCGGACGTTGAACGTCCTGGTCGTGCCGTAGTCGTTCCAGATCAACCGGCTGCGGGCAGAGATCGACGGGTGCCAGGACGCCAGCATGCGCCAGTCCGTGCGGACGGACACGCCGCGGTCATCCATGACCTCGTTCGTGGCGGCAACCTCGACGTGGCAATGCACGATGCCGACGGTCGCCCAGGTCTCGTTTGGCTGGCCAAAGGCATCGACGCCCGGCGTCGGGTTCTGCACTTCCATCGGAATGCGGAGCATCCCGGCTGGAACGTGCCCAGGCATCAGCCCACGGCCTTTCCGATCATCTTGCAGATCCGGTCCCAATAGGCGCCCGCCAAGGCGACCGTATCGTCGCCGCGGCTGGCTTCGAGCTCCGTGGCGCGCTGGAGCAGCGCCATTTCGACCAGGTCGCTGAACGGCGTCGCGCCGCCGACGTTCATGGTGATGGTCACCGGGTAGGACACCGTGATGGTGGCCGACGCATTGTTCGTGTCCATCTTGGCGTACTGAATGCCGTTGATGGTCTTGAGCGTCAGCGTCTGCGTGACGCCGCTCGAATCCACCACGGTCACCGAGTTCACCGGCTGCCGTTCCAGGCGCAGCAAGGCCTCGTCGTTGTTTGGTTCCTCCGGGACGTACTGCGTCCTGGACACCGCATCCACGCACCAGCCGGTGCGCTGCTCAAGCTCTGCGGCCGCCGACGCCCATGCCATGGCCAAGGCCGCATCGTCGTGCTGATGCGGCTTGCGGGCCCATGCCCTGAGCTTGGGGAGGTCGAGCGGCATGCTGTCTCCTCAGCATGGGGGCACCCCGCGAACGGGGTGCCCCCAGCCTCTGGGGGGAGATGACCTATCAGGCGTTCGTCACCTGGAGCTGGACCATGGCCTTGCCGCGGGTGAAGGCGGCGTTGCCCCATCCGAACCCGCGGAACACGATGCGGGCGCTGTTGGCCGCGGTGAGGTCGTCACGACGCATGGTCATGCCGCCCCATTCGCGGATGGCGTAGGCCTCGGAGAAGTTGCCCAGCAGCGCCACGCAGTTCTTGCCGGTGGTGGCCGTCGAGACGTGCGACGGCAGGTAGTCCGTCACGTACACCGGCAGGCCGAGCAGGAAGCCCGAGGCGCCCTGCGTGAGGCCCGCGTCCGAGCTCGGGACGAAGATCGGCACGTTGCTGCCGGAGGTCGCTGCGCGGATGTCGGCGACGGCTGCGTAGAAGTCCTTGGGCAGGATCCACGCCGAGGAGCCCCAGTACGCTGCCGGGAGCGCCGTGTAGCGCATGTCCATCAGCTTTTCGACCTTGGCACCGGCTGCAACCGCCAGGGCGCGGGTCGTGCCGGTGGAGGTCGCCGTGGTGATCTGGGTGGCCGACGCCTGGACGGTGAAGAGCGCGTTGCTCGGCCCGTTCGTGACGCCCGTCATGTAACCGGCTTCCGTCATGCGGGAGAACTGGCGCATGAGGTTGTCCACGACCTCTGCCTCGATGTCGAAGTTGGCGCTCTTGATGAGCTGCTCGGACACCTGGGTCTTGGGGAGGATGGGGAGCGGCTTGAGGGACACCTCGGTGAACGTCGGGTCGATGTCGGTCGCGGCCGTGGTGGCCGTGTCCTGCGGGCTCCACGCGTTGGTGTAGTGGGTGCCCGACGTGCCGCCCGGCTGGAGGTCGTTGTAGCGCAGCGTCGCGTCGCCGCGGGCCACCGTGCGGTAGTCGCAGACGGTCCGGGCGATGCTGGCCGTGTTGAGGTACTTGTAGATGGTCTCCTCGACCTGCTTCGGGATCAGGACCGACGAGCTGGCGGTGGTGATGAGCTCGCGGAACTCCTCGACCTGGCCGCCGCGCATCCAGTTGATCCAGGCGTCGCGGTACTCCGGGCGCGCCCGCTTCTCGTCCTCGCGCTCGCGCACCTCGGTCTTGGCCTTGGTGGTGATCGCGTGGCCCGCGAAACGCTCCCGCAGCTCGGCCGCGGAACGCTTGGCGTTCAGGTCCTTCAGTTCGTCCATGAGCTCGGTGGCGCGGGCCTCCTGCTCCATGCTGATCTGGTCGTTGGCCAGGATGGCCTCGACCTCGGTTTCGATGGCCTTGCGGCGCTCAATGATCTCGGTCTGCTTCATCGGAGTGTCCTCAACCGCAGACGCAGCCGGACGAGTGCCGGGCTGTAGGTGCGTGCTTCGGCGTGCGTCTGCGGATACGCGCCGGTTTCGACAATGGAGACCTCGCGGAGGTCAACGTCCAGGAGCGTGCGCTCGGAGCCCTTCCAGGCGTCCTTCCGCACGTGGAATCCGAAGGACATCTCGGTGAGGACGCCCGCATCGACCAGGGCGCGCACGTCGCGCGCCCGCTGGGTGTCGGGGAGGTCCACCTCGAATGCCAGGCCGCGTTCGTCGGAACGCAGCTGGAGCAGGCCGCTCTTCGTGTTTGCCAGCAGTTCGCGCCGGTCGTGGCCGACGAGGAGTTGCACGTTCGACGCCAGGCTGCGCTCGAAGGCGCTCGGCGCCACGCGCTCCACGAACGGCTGGCCCTTGTTGACGCCGGGGAACGCCAGGACGTGGCTGGGAGCGTCGTAGACGGCCGCATAGCCGCCGAGCTTCGTTCCGTTGCGCTCGAACTGCGTCGTACGGGTCTCAAGCATTGAGGTCGCCCTCCGCGTCTGGGTTGCCCTGCATTGCGGCCGAACCTCCAGGCATCGACACCGTCGGGGTGTCCAATCCGGCCACCGGCGGCAGGCCGAGCGCGTGGCGGGCGTCGTTTGGCGACATCACGCCAGCCAGGACGAGCTTGCTGTAGCTCATGCCCTGGTCGCGGAGGTTGCCGCGGGTGATTGGGGTCACGTCGAAACGGACATGCTCGCCGGGACGGCAGAGCTTGCGGGTGAGCTCGGCCTCCCAAGCGGTGGTCCACGCCGCGATGGCGCCGTCCGCGTAGGCGCGGGCAGTCTCGGCCTGGCTCGACAGCGCGCCGCCACCCTGCTGGAAGAGCATTTCCGGCGGGACGCCGAATGCGCGGGCGATCTCCTGCACCGAGAACCGGCGCGATTCGAGCACCGAGCTCGAGGTCTCCTGGCTGATGCGCTCGGCCTTCATGCCCTCGCGGAGGATGAGCGGCCTGCTGGCGCCCTCTGCGGTGGCATGCATGGTCTGCCAGGCGTCGCGGATCGCCTGCACCGTCTGGTCGCTCATGGCGCCGGGGTGCATGATGGCGACCTTGCCCATGCTGCCCGTCTTGACGAGCGCCGAGTGCGAGGCGTCCTGGTCGGCCGCAAGCTCGAAGGCTGGCTTGGCCGCGTCGATTGGCGACTTGAACCAGCACGGCTGGCGCGGGTCCGGGTAGCAGCCGACGTGCAGCACCTGGTCCTGCTGGAGGACGGTGTCGTTCACGCGGTAGGTCATCCCGGTGTCGGTCAGTTCGCCGGTGAAGGCGTCCGCCGGCACCGGCTGGAGCTCGGCGACGGTGCCGTCGGATGCGCGCCGGATCAGGGCAAACCCGTTGCCGCGGGTCAGGGCCACCGACGTGGCGAACCGCCGCAGCTCGTAGCCGCTCTGCCACCGGCTGGCGTCGCCGTTCATAAGCATGGCGACCGGATGGTCCGCAATGCGCTGGCCCTCCGAGTCGTACACGCTGACCGGGAGGCGGCCGATGTCGCCGGAAATCAGGTTGATGGCGCGGACAACCGCCGGGATCGACTCAAGCGATGCCCGCACCAGCGGGTCAGGCGAGCTGAACCACGTGATGCCGAACTTGGAGCGGAAGATGCGCTCGAACAGTCCCATCGGCGCGGATGGGAACGGAACGCCCCGATTTTGCAACCGGATTTCCCAAGTGTTCGATTGAGGCCGTACTGCTTCGGTACCGATCCGGTACTCGGCCGGACCGATCCGGCACTCTCACGCACTCTCACGCACTCTCACGCACTCTCACGCACTCTCACGGGCGCTCACGGGCGCGGAAACTGGCGGAAACGGACGGAAACGGACGGAAACGGACGGAAACGGACGGAAACGGACGGAAACTGGCGGAAACTGGCGGAAACGCACGCTTGGCGGTGCGCGTCAGCGCGTCCGCTCTTGGATGCATTGAAGGTGTGCCAATGGTGGCACTAGTCCGTGTCTCTCCTTGGCACTAGTACTAGTGTCGCCCGTGGCACTAGTCGGGCTCCTCGCGATCGCCGGGCGGGGCGGCTTTGGCACTATTCGTCCTCCTCGATAGTGCCACCATCGGCACTATTCGCCTACCCAATCGGGCAGCTGCTGGCCGAGATGCCGGAGGCCTCGCGCACCTGGTGGTGCTCGAGCAGCAGCGCGGCCATGTTCCCGGCGACCACGGCGTCGGTGTTCCCGGCGCTCCTGCCCTTCACCGGGCGCGTGTTGCCGACGTTGTCGCGGATCAGGCGCACGGCGTTCAGCGCCGAACGAAGCACCGGGTCGGGCTCGTAGAAGAGCTGCTTCGACCGCAGGAGGTCGCACCAGACCTTCCACGCCGGTGCCATGGTGCGGATCGACTGGTCCACGGGGATGATCGGCCAGCCACGCTCCTGCCACCGCCGGATGTCCCTGGCCTGCGCCGGGTGCGGGTCCACGCCGATCTTCCGCACGTCATAGCGCTTCATCAGGGATTCGAGTTCGGCTTCGACCACGGCCATGTCGTGCCATTCCCCAGGCATGCGCCGGAGGTGCCCCTGCTCCACCCAGGCGCCCAGCGGGCACTTGCTTCGGCGCTCGTCGAGCTGGATGTCCGTCCCTGCCCACCAGGAGACCGTACGTGCCCGTACAAGCGTTCCGTCCACGACCATGAGGCAGAGGCTGGTCAGGTCGAGCTGCGCCCCGTAGCCGCCCCTGGACAGGTCTATGGCCACGACCGCCGGTGCGCCCGCCAGGCGGTCCCAGTTCACGACCTCGCTCTGCCGGTCCAGCGTTCCCAAATCCAAGTCCGTCGTGGCAATCTCGTGGTACCGGCAGGCGATCTGGGTCTCGAACTCCGCGATCTGCACCGGATCACCGGACGCCAGCATCGTCTTGGCGGCGGTCTCAATGTCGGCGCGTTGGACCGTGACGCCAAGGCTCGGGTGCGCCTTCGGCCAGGCGTTGGGGTCATCCGCGGCATCGTCCTGGTCGAGGCCGTACAGCAGGGCAAACCAGCCGTGCGGCAGCTGCTCACCCTGGAGCAGCGCCCGTTCGCAGGCGTCCCAATACGCCCAGATGGGCATCGTCCGCTGCTCGGGATCAGGCGTCGAGATGGCGATGCATTGCGCCTTGGGGTTCTTCGAGAGCCCCGTCAGCAGGCGCCCGACGCCGTGGCGCATGCGGGCCGCCTCGTCCATCAGGCACAGGCGATCCATCCGGCCGTCCAGCGCCTTGTCGGTGCACGGCAATGTAGTAAATACTGCATTCCCGTGGGTCACCCGACCACGGATGGCGATGGTCGTGGCACCGGTCGCCTTCCACTCCACCCCGTCGGGTTCCGACGCGTTCAAGGTCTCGGTCATCTGCCGCATGCGCTGCCAAACAATCTGAGACAACCCACCATCGGGCGCCGCGCAGCTGAACGACAGGCGCTTCTCTGGGTCGGACAGGCCGTACATCAGGTGGCCTGCAGCGGTCTCCGTCTTGCCGTTGCCCTTGGCCATCACGACCAGGACGGCCTTCCAGTACGGGAAATCCGTGCGGACGCCCTCGACCAGGCGGCGGGCGCCGTGGACCACCATCCCGAGCAGGCATTGCCACGGCTGCCACTCCAGCGCCGTGCCCGCGCCTTCCTCGACGCCCTGGCCGCACTTGCGGGCGAAGGCCCGCACCGCCTCCGCGCCCGCCTCGTCCCACCAGATGCCCACCGGCTTGGCGCGGAGGTCGAGGTACCTCCGGCAGGCCTCGCGCACCCGAAGGTTGGCCAACATGGTGCCGTCCACCACGTCCCTGGCGTAGGCGTCGGCCAGCGACGCGCAGCTTGGA